CAGCATCGCCGAACGTGTTGCCACACGCCGCCTGATAGGATTTTCCCGACGACTGGTTCAATGCGTCGATCAGGCTCATGCCCTGGATGGTGTATTTCTCGTCTTCAAGCGTCGTCTTGCCGAAGAAACCAGCAGTGACCGGTTCATAATCTTCAACAGGATTCAGGAAATCGCACTTGAAGATATAGACTCGGGCATTGTCGAAAACACCACTAGCAATCTGGTCGCGGGTAATTCCTGCAAGTCCTATAAATCCGGTCAAATCAATTGCCGCTGGAGACATGCCCGTTCCGGATGAATATGCAGTCTGCTCGTATCCTGAATCTGTTTCATAAACCGTAGCATTACTCATCGTAAGATTTTGCGGATAAGTTGTAATGCGTAGTGTCGGGCCTGATAAGGTCACGATACGAACGCACCATGCTGCTGTTTCGTATGGAGTTACGGTTGTCTTCATGGGTTAATCAATTCAATAAGTTCAAGGCCGTCTGCGTTTCTGTGTGCAGGATAGTCTTGTCCAACAACTAGAGAACCATTGAATCTAACCGGCCAGTCAAACTCGAATCCACAAGTAACCGATTCTCCGGTTTGTGGTGCTGTATTAGTATTTCCGCTGCTTGTGTAAACACTGAAAGAAGAGGTATCAATTGAAACAGTTATTGTGGTTGCGTCGTAACTCGTAACAATCCCGCGCAATCCGTTAATCTGCGTCATTCCCAAAACATCCTTGAATCCAACAGACATTCCGGTTACGTATGTATGCGGAGAGCCAAGAATTACAACTGCGCTTGAAGCCTTTGAAATTCCTGAAATAGCGTGGGCATTGTCTGCAGGAAGTGTGATTCTTCCGGTAGTCGTATCGACCGTCCAATACAAAGGATTGATTTCAGTTGTTCCTATACCTACCTTTACCGAACCCGATACAGGCTTATAAATTACCCTGTACGGATAACCGGCAGAACCCGCAGTGCCATTAGTCCCATACCGTTTAATCATCTGATAAACAGAACCGGCAGTGACGACTAGAAGCGGTTGATCGAATGCAGTAGGAGTAGCTATTGACCCGTTGCTGGAATATTCGTCATAGCAACGAATCCGAAAACCAGCATATTGACCGTGCGCCCGATGATACAGAGAACAGATATGGTCGTATGTTTCCTGCTTTTCTAGCAAAGTAGAAATATCGAAGGTGCGAATCGGGAACGGATGGACAAGTGATCGATATTCCTGCCCGCCAGAGGTGGTAACTACATTCACGGCGTATTGATCCGCAAATGACGCGCCCATCTTTATCTTCTGATGGTCGATTCTTTCTTCAAGAAAATCAGCCATATCGCCGCGCCCCGCCCATTACGCCCAATGCAGTCCTGGCACCTGAAGCGGCGGCGCGTTTGACTTCAGCCTTGTCCGTTCCTGCGCCTGCGTTGATTGTTTGATTGATCGTAGTTCCACCACCACCGGACATATATACCCCGAGTTTTCCATTGCTCATTCGCTTTAGAGGTAAAGCACCTTCTGGCCCTGCCTCACCTGCTACGCCAAGAGTTCCGCCGAGCGCAAACATTGTTGGCTTTGTCAGAATACGACCATTTCCGAACACGCCACCGGATGCGAATTTCTTCACCTCACCATTATCAAAGGCGTTACCTTTTGCGGAGAATATTGCGCTGGCGATTGATTCCCAAGGAATAGAACCAACTAGACCGCCAACCTTTCCGTCTTTCATGTCGCCAAAAAGATACTTTGCAACTTGTGCCGCCGCTGCTTCAGCAATCATGCGTTGCAGCATCTTTCCCCATTGTTCAAGCATTCCATCCAATCCGTCTTTGAATGGATCAAATAGGAAGTCTGCCAATTCGCTTTGGATGTTCTTCGCCGCTGATTTAGCGAACTCGTCCATTTCGTCGCCGGTTTCTTTTGCGACCTTTCCGGTAGCCTCGAAATCGTCCTGAACGGCGAACATTTTCCGCGCATACACGTCCCAACTAATTGCCCCTTCTTCAAGCAATTTATTGAGATTGACGATTTCAACGCCGAGTTTTTCGCTAGGAGTGCGCACCGACTCCATTACCCGCTTTCCTTCCTCCATCGCCTTCGCGTGTTCCTTGAACTTCTCGGCCTGCATTTCAGCAGCGCGGGCAGATTCAAACTGAGCAACTGCGGTTTGCTTCCAGGCTTCCGGCATGGTTGCCCATGCTGGCGAGGTCATCAGGTCATAAAGGGTAGATTGTGCGGCGGATAGTTCAAGCGTGGATTTCTGAGCATTGGCATTGACGGATGCCAAACCTTTCATGGCTTCTTCGTAGGCTTTGGCTTCTTCGCTTGCTTCTGCTGTTGCTGACTTTGTTCTTGTAGAGCGTGACCTACCACTAGCGCCGCCAGTAGCTTTAGTTTTAGCGATAGGTGTATCCGGCAAGCCTTCAGATAGCGCACCTAGTGAGCCGAAGTTCTTACGGTTAAATACCCGTTTTTCAGCCTCGTCCAATGCCGCACGCGCTTCTTTGGCGTCGGCCTTCATCATCCGGCCAATTTCACCAGCGGCGCGGAAATTGAACGAAGCAACGGCAGCGGCTTGCGCTGCTAGACCTCCAAGTTCATTGCCGATTTGAACCAGAACATACTTGACGTTCATTCCGAGAATGGCGACGGTTTCAAATACCGTCTTTAGACCGTTCTGTGCGGTAGTGAATGCTCCTGTTTCCCTAGCTGCGTCGCCAGTTGCGCCACTCATCGCATTGAGTAGGCTAATCATTTCAGTGATTGCGCCTGTGGCGAGTTTGACGCTATCGAAAATCAACCCGCCGGCGTTATTCTTGTTGATCGTGCGGAACAGTTCGTCCCATGAATCACCAAGATTTGAGATAGCCCCATCAAGCGTTTTGGCGCGTTCCGTCATCGCGCCTGCGAAATTATTATTCCCAATCTCTGTAAGATAGCGCCCGATTTCCTCAGAACTATTCTTGATTGTCTTTGTAACGCCTTGGAACGTTAGCGAGACTTCATCGCCATTCTGCTTTGCACGTATCCCGAACTCTTTAAGCCGTTCAAATTGTCCAGTAGAAGCATCAGCGACAGCCTCAATCATCTGGTCAAGTGACTTGCCCATTGCCGAAGCAGTGTTGCCGTAGGAAGTCAGAGATTCCTTGGACGCATCAAGCCCCAAGGTTTTCAGCTTGATGAATGCTTTAGTTACTTCGGATAGTGAGTATGGAGTTTCAGCCGCGAATGATTTGATCCATTCAAACTCATTCTCTGCCTTTGCAGAAGAACCTGTGATGGTAATCAGTGCTGAATTTAGTACGTCGAATTCACGTTGAACCGAAACAAGTTTCCCCGCGAATTGAGCAACGGAAAAACCGGCGAACAATCCGCCAGCAAGTTTCGACAGTGAAGAAAACGCAGAACCGATTCCTGAAGCTGCCTTATCGGCTTCTTTGGCTTCCTTGCCAAATCGGTTTAGTTCGTCTGCTGCCTTTTTAACGCCCGTAGCGGCTTTAGATGATCCGCTGGCTATCTTCTCAAATGGAGATTGCGAACCTAGCTTGCCGAGCGATTGCGATGCCTTCTCGGACTCTTTTGCTACGTTAGATAACGTTCTAGCCGCCGGATCAAGATCGCGGAAAGCCGAACCGGCATTTTTAGCTTTCGCGCCCATTGCCGCCAACTGAGCATTGACGGCATTAACTCCGGATGACATTCCTCCGGCAGATTTCTCGGCAGACGATGCGGCTTTTTCAAGGGCTTGCAGGTCGGATGCGGCTTGCTTTACGCCTTTTGTCTGTACTTCGACAATCAGGGGAATATTGTCAGCCATTATTTATCCTTGTGCATTTCTTTCAACGCTTCGTCTTCCATCACGCGCAAACCTTCAAACGCCCATTGCCGGTCATCTATGGAAAGCATGTCCATAACGACGGGAAGCGTGTTGTAGTCCATTCCATACGCTCCACTGAACCCTACCCTCCATTGAGTACGCATTGCATCAAACAGGCGCAATACAGGCCAGTTTTCCGGCCATGCTTCCACGGCATCCGCTTCCCCGAAATCAGAGCGTTTCAAACCAACCGCAGCAAGTTCCGCGTCGGTTGGTTGATCCTCGTAGAACTTTCGGGAAAGCGCCCTCAGTTTCCCATGCGGGCGTCAATCAATTCCTGCATGTAGCAGGCGAAGATTGCATGTGCAGCGGTCGGATAGTTCTGGATCAACTCGCCAACCGAGTCAGCAGACAGTTTCATATCCGCTTCCCAAGATTGAACTAGATCAAGAATGCAATCCACGTCGCCCCGGTTATTCTCCGAGGCTTTCTCGAAAAATCCCTTAACGTCGTCTTTCCGCATGTGCTTGAACACGACCTGAAGTTCCTGCACCTCACCACCCGGCGCACGGATTTTGACCGTTGCCGGGAAGGTAGGATTAGCCTTGATTTTGAACATCAGTAGCGCACCAGCTCGGCAAAGAAGCTGAAGGTACATTCACACGCCATGATTTCGTTGATAGACATGGAAGGCGTCTTGTTCAGCGAGATATAGGCGTTGTACAGAAGAACGGAACCATCCGGCAGCGTAGCCTTGACAGCACGTTGCAAGCGGTCATCGTTCGCTTCAGACAGAGCAATGAAGCCAGGTTGCGTAGCATCGTCAGCAATCGACAGCGTAAGACCACCGGCACTCTTAACAGTCGGGATGCGCTTTTCTGCATCGGACTCAAGAAACTGATAGGTTACGAACTGTTGTTCGCCGCCATCGGTTTGCGAGGAAAGCACTTGGGCGACTTGTGTCCAGGTGGTGATTTCACGCACCGTGCCAGTACCGGAACCAGACGGATAGATCGAGGTAAGCGTGGTGTCGATACCGAGCAGTGGAACGTCGTTGGTGGCGACCGTGCCAGCCTTGACAATCTTGTTGGTAAGACGCGACCAGCCAGAGGTTACTTCCATGAAGTCGCCGGTAGCGATACCGTGAGAGACTTCAAGCGTAGCAACGCCGGGATCGGCATTGGTTACGGCCGTCATATTCTTTGACGCACCGTAAGCGGTTGCAATGGCGAAGGTGGTACCGTTAGGAAGTTTCACACTGCCCAACAGTCCAAAGCCCATGAGCAATTCTTTGTTGTTTGCGGCAAACGATGCCACATCAACACCAAAGGCTTGAGCAACGCCAGAAGCGACAAGGGCCATCGCAGCAAGTGCGATCATATAAAGCGGTTTGGATTTCATGATTTTCTCTTTCAAAGGACGAAAAAAAAGCCGCTTACGCGACTCGATTGCGCCCTTGCGGGCATGGCACAAAAAAACCAACACTAGGCTGGTTCAGTTTGTTCTAGATGGTGCAACCTTCGTGACGCTTTCGCTTTTCCACTAGGTATGCTTCGTGTGCTTCTTTCGGGCAGTCAAATATTCCTATGTAACTGCATTTACCATTCTTCTGTATTCGTGCAACGTATCTTCCTTGGGTATGAAGATATACGCCAAGGAATCCGGTTTTGTTGTCTTTTCTTGCGTGACGCATGTTTTGCAGGTTTGTACTTCTATCAACTTCCCGCAAATTAGCCAGCCTGTTGTCGCTCTTGATTCCGTTGATGTGGTCAATATCAAGTTCAGGCCATGAGCCATGAACGTATAGCCAAACTACACGGTGAGCCAGATAACGCTTTGAATCGAACGATACGCGGCAATAGCCTTCAGAATTTCCAGAGGTTACAAGGAAATCTGCTCTGTCGCCTATCTTGTGTCTTTGTGCAGTCCGTATCTTGCGAGTGAAAATCCCGGTTTCAGGATCGTATTTCAACAACTCGCGTACTCGTTCCGCTATAATTTCGTCAGCCATGATGACTCCGATAAGTCTAACTGGTTAGGGTTGGGATGGTGTTAGACGCACCTTCCCTGCCCGATCATATTACCACATCAAATTGTGTCGCAGCGGTAAGGAATTGAAACCTTTACCACGTAGCGACCTTGTTCGTATTCTCCAACTCTCGGAGAGGCTGGCCCCGTAATGCGAATAATCAGCGCACCGGATGTAATCGACAGGCTGTTAGTAAATTGACCGGAAATGTTTTCGACTACCGTTGCCACCGTTCCAGTTCCTACATTCTCTACACCGACTACATCAATCTGGAATATTCCGGAGTACAGAACGTGCGTTCCGGCAATGTCTTGGCTTGCCCGCGTTGCTGGCATGTACCATGCACGTAGATAGGTTCCAGACGGTTGCGCGATAGGCGCGTTCTGGTATTGCACGGTCAGTGATTGCGTTCCGGCCCATGTTGCCAAACGACCTTCAAGCGCGGCGCGAATTGTTTTATCAGACAAAGTTTATTCCGTTATGCTGCATTTCAATGATTGAGATTCTTACCATTCCCTGCGGCGCTTGAATGCTTCCGGGCTTTCCGTTATCACGCCCATATTCAAGCGTTTCGGCATACGGGAGATTATTGGTAAGGAAAACGCTTCGGTCGCTCATGTCAAAGTTCAATACTTGCCCCGTCATATTGGCAACGGAAGGCTCACCACGTGCGCTTTGATCGGTTGATTCAGTGGTCGATAGATTTGGAGAGCCAATAGAGCAATTCCAATTGGCTCTAAACCTACCCGTATCCACCGGAGACTTTTCAATCACGCGACTGAATAACTCAATGGTGATTTTCTTCGCTACAAGTTCAGCACTATCCTTTGCCGCCTCAATCTGCTTTGCAAGATTCAAGGCGAACGTGGTCATTTCCGTACCTGCACTTCGTACAGTACCGGCGTACCGGCTGGATTGGTTACAGTGACCGGAGGCACGATGTTCCACGTATCAGAACCAATAACCAGCTTGTCTCCTTCGGTCGGCTCAGTGAGTCCAAATGGAGAGAGTAGAACCAGCCTGTCGCCAATCCTGACCTTCTCTCCGTCAATCAAGCCTTTGTCGAAATCCACCGTGCATCCATGCCCGACCTGATCGGTATAGGTTACGGTTACGCCACCTGATGCCGGATCGTAAGTTGTACCTGCTGCAACTTTCAAAGTGACGGATTGCCCAAACTCAGTTATAAGGTCGTCGGCAACATCCGCCATTTCAGAATAGAAGGTCATGCGCGGATAACCTGAATTCCACCGAGGCCGGTAGTCAATTGCTTCAGCAGCGCATCAATTGCAGCATATCGCTTTTGCCCGCCAGTATCGACAGGGCGCGTTTCCTTGGTGATCGGCCCGACCTTTACCATCGTTGTCACAGACGGTTCTACATCGGCAAACAGGCTAGTCGTCAGAGCCTTTACTGCCAATTCAACCGTGGCAGAACGCAGACGGTTCATTAGCGGATCATCGTCCCAATCCCACATTTGGCGCGGGAATTCCAACGCCTGAGAGTAATAAGATTTGGCCGAACGAAAGTTGTACATCGTGTCTATGTATTGCGTAGCGTTACTGAGCGCAGATTCTTTAACTGCATCCGTTCCAGTCCATGCGGTTAAACCGTGGGCGGTGCAATACGTTCCGGCATCGGCAACAGATACATAGCTTTCCGCCGTATCCAATCCCGTACCGTCTTCGACAATCAGTGCCATTGAAGCCTTTCAAATCCGCCCCGACCGAAGCCGAGGCGGTTAGAAGTTATCAGCCGAGCAACAGGGCAACGTGTTCGGTCTTCACGACCTTGACACCCCAAGCACAACTGATCTCGTATTGCATTTGGCGGTACTGCGGATACATCGCCACTTCAAACGAGAGGCCGGAACGCGGGTCAGTGACCGTAGTACGATCAACCGCCAAGTCACCACCATTCGGGAGCGCCGGAAGGCGTTGAGCCAGAACGATAGCCGACTTTGCGAAAGCCATCGAACGGGTGGTCGAAGCAACCATCGTGATCGCAACCGTACCCGATGCAGCGGTAGCGGTCTTCAGACCAGGCGCGGCGATGGTGATAGCACCAGCAGCGACGGCGGTGATGACGTACTTGTGAGCGTTCGACTCATGCGCTAGCGTAATCACGTCACCGGCAGCAAGGCCAGAAGTGTAGTCAGCGGTAGCCGCAAGCGACGTGGCGCCAACCGCACGAACCGCAGAGGTCAGCGTACCAGACGAGAACGAACCGGCAGTGTGGAACTTGGTTTGACCGGATTCACGAACCATCATGCCGTTGATATCGAGCAAAACGCCTTGGCGCAAGATCGAGTCATTGGCGTTAGATGCGTCGTAACCGGCTTGCTTGCCACGAAGGTTTGCACCGGCAGCGGTGTCAATGACCAGTTGCATGTCAGAAACAGGAGCGCCGTTATCGACCAGAATCTTGCGCGACAGCGAGGCGGCGGTGTAGTCGCCAGCGGTAGCGAACGGAACGGTAGCAGCAGCACCGGCAGCGCGGGAGGCGTACAGATGCAAACCACATAGGTCGGATTCCATTTCATTCACAAGGGTGCGAATGGCCTGTTGAATCTGAGCCGCACGGATGTTTGCAGCACCATACGAACCAGCAACCGACAACTCTTCTTCGCCATTCCAGCGAATCGGAACGCGGCGGGCCTTGGTGATTGCCAGAGTCACAGAACCGATAGTCTGGTTGCCATCATCAGGCGTTGTAGCGGCGGGAGCGATATCACCAGCAGATGCAGCCGGAGCAACAAATGTGCGGATGGTTGCATCCTTGGCGGCACGTTCAGCAGCGGCGTCCATCGTGACGGCGGGAATCATGCCGACCAGTTCGCGGGAAACAACGTCCAGCGATTCGTAGATTTCAGGGATGAGATTGGTAAGAGTGTTTGCCATGATGGTTCCTTGTTAGGTTATTTCGATACCAGCTTTTGAAACACTCATTTTCTCTTTCGGAGAGAGTGCTTCAAATTCGGCACGGGTCATTTGTTTGGTTGAACCCTTGCCCTGGCTGTTTCCATTTGCGCCTGATCCAGAAGCCTTCGCTTCAAACCAGTGCGGCGCTTTGTTCTTCATGTCGCCGAACCACTCCTTGAGCGTTAGCG